CTCACTCAACAGTAATGCTGAAATTCTTGTACTGCGGAGAACCGACGCCGGAGTACGAAATCTTCACCACGCCTGTGTACAGACCCGGTACGGTGGGTCGACCTGTCATGTAGATGATGCCAACCGACGTCATCGGGTACGTACTGGCCGGAATGGTGCCTGATACCAATTCGAGCGACGGTGAAACTGCGTAATCCAGATCGATGATTTTGACACTCGACGGAGTGTTTACTGGCATTACGATCGGGTAAATCGTAATGTTCGGAGGCAGTGCCGGACCGTTGTAAACTGCGTTGATCACTACGTTAAGCACTTGTGATCCGCCGTCGTAGTTGACCGTGACGTTACCGTTGTAGGTGTGCGGAGCCCCGCCCGGCGTACCCCTGAATATAAGTCTTGTGCCCGTGAGTTCGATCACCGTGCCTGGTGGGTACCAGCCACCAGGGAACGACACGCTCGGAGACATGTTGAGCACGTTGTTGATGTCCAGCAGTGTGATGGCGTTGCCGCTTGCGACGGAGTACGACGTTCCGATCTCCACGTTGACCGGAGAATAATTTGGAATGCTCGGCCCGGCCGGAGGCGGCGGGGGCGGTGGCGGTGGGGGCGACCCTGGTGGAGGGGGTGGCGGAGGCGGCGGTGGGGGCGGCGAAGGCACAGGTGCCGGCGGAGCAGGTGGCGGCGTGCCGACGCCGGGCGGCAGTGGAGGAGGCGACGGGCTCGGCGGCGGTGGCGGCGGGCTTGGGGGTGGGGGTCCTGGCGGAGGCGCGGGTGCCGGCGGCGGATCGTCTGAAGCGTACGCGTATCCGAAGTCCGAACCGATGTGAGCGTCGTCGTCAGAATAGAATCCACCCAACGGATCTCGCACGGTGTCTGGAGCCTCGTTGTATATCGGAGTATCGTCGGCCATGTAATGGGCGATTCGAAGATCTCCTGGAGGCTTACCCGGGCCGCCGATGATGTTGCCCTCGTCGTCCTCGTCGTACACCATCGTGTCGTCCGTAACAGCAGTGATGCGCACCTTATTGTCTTCGGTCGGCGAAAGGCTAGTGACCTTGCACACCTTACCGAAGTTGGACGACGGACCTACGCTGAACCTCGTGCGAAGCTTCTCGACACCAGTGTACGGCGTAAAATCAGGTATTTCAGCGAATCTCATGGAGAGTTCGCCGGCGCCAGCTTCTACTCTGTACGGACCGTGCAGATCACCGAATTCGTCGGCTAATACTGCGTAGTGTGCGCCTATTCCGATGTTGACTTTTTCCGTCGTATCAGCTATCGGCGGCAGCCACCGCTCGATCTCACCACTGACGCCCCAACTGGTGATGTCGTGTGTGATTATGATGGTATCGCCGTACGAGGGCAGATAACCCTCCATCTCAGTTTCGAACGTCACCTGGGCACGACGAGCGTACGCGTCCTGTACGATGTGACTGGCTTCGCGAATCGCTTGATACTTGTTCGTGATACCAGCGATACCGATCTTAGCCGGTATTAGTGATTCTTCCACGCCCGGGTAAGGTATGGTGATGTACTGCGAAGCCCATCGCTCTTCGTCGAAGTATTCCAACTCGATACCATCAGAATCGTTTTCCGTGAAGATGGTGTAATCGACGTTGAAACTGCCTCTGACGATGTTGGACATCGTGAAGGACGCCGATGGTAGAGCTATCTTTTGGTCGCGCACGACCGTAAACATCGAACCGCGCATGAGCGGAGTGGCGCGCCCGGCCTGAGCAATGGTCTTTAGAGCTTGCCAAACGGTGATGCGCCGGTCGAAGATGCCGTTGAAGTAATCTTGCCGCTTCGCCCAAATCGTGTCGAGTAGGTAGAACGTCTCAAGATCGATTCTGGAATCGTCTATGGCTCCGCCGTACACTTCGTTCTTGAGCACATCGACCATCGCCCAAGCAATGGACTTGGTATCCTTGTAGTCAGACCAACCAGTATTAGGATGCCACGTCTTAAGCCACCTGCGCTGAATCACTTGGAACTTGCGCTGAGACAGACCAGATAATTGACTGGTGGCCTTCATCTTGACTGCCACGTACACCGCGTTCGAATCGAGTGTAGCCACCTCAGTGAGGTAGGCACGAAGGCCGATCCATTTCAGATCATGGCCGGCTCGAATGTTTTCGTCACGGTCGTCCAATCGTGTGCATCGCACCTCGTACCGACCGGCAGTGATAGTGTAGAAGTACGATCTGCGGATGGGCGTGCTGGTTTCTCCAGTCAACGATTCTTGTCCGAGGATGATCCAAGGCCCGTTGATCGTACCGTCGGCCTTCATCTTACGAGTTTCAACGGCCCACGATATCGTCTTACTGTTCAAGTTCCCTTCACTGTCCGCCAGAAACAGGCCCTTGGGACAGGAAATGTCGATACCAATCTTATTCGTCTCGAGACCTGGTCCACAGATCGTGAACGGTCCAACTGGTTTATCCTTGAGCAATTCTTGATCAGATACTTCAGGCGCCGTGACTACGCACGGATTGACGAGGTGGAGTTCGTGGTCGTACTGAAGCCCCACGGTTTGAGTCTGAACGTCGACGAAGTGATCGAGAGTCGTATCGTCGATCATGATCTGTTCTATCGTACGGCGCTCGCCAAGTCCAATGCAGAACAATGCGTGATAGTACTGATCATCTCCGACGTACTCAATGTACGGCTGTGAAGCAAAGTCCGGAGTAATGATGTGACGACCGTACGGCACAGGTATCGCCTGACCGAGTCGAGCGATGTTACCCGTTAAACTGACGTTGTAAGTGGGTGACGGAGATTCCCCTGAAGAAGGGATAAATACGTGCGGAGCTATGATCCCGGCCGCCAGCAACCCTATACCGACCGCAATCAATGTTTCGCTACCGTACATGACCCCTACTACGATAGCGGCCAATCCAAGTATCACTGTCAGAGCATCACTGTCACCGCCTCCTTGGGGCAAGGTGACGAATGTGACATGATCGACGTACGTAACCGGAAGATCCCAATCCTCGGGTAAGACGTACTGGCCATTGACTATGCACAGGTGTGGAACCCTTGCTTTCGGCGCAAGCAAATTCAGTGCAACGTTGTTCGGGCCTATGAAGGTCCTCCGATGACTTGGCATCAGCGGATTTGTGACGTGAACGACGCATGGGCCCGAATTCACACTAATCCTTCGGATGGTAATACGTTATGCCGCCGAAACCCATGGCTCTGAGCGAGAGTTTATCACTGAATACCACACCTGATTTTTCCAAACAGTGGAGCACGCCGCCCCGACCGTTGGCGTTAACCCATATCCCTATGTGGACTGGTACTGATCTACGCGCCATCATCACCAGATCGCCGTCTACTGGCTGATCCACTTGCATCCAATTGTCGCGCTCTTCGTGAGTTTCAAGAGTCTTAGCAGCAGTGCGCGAATCGAACGATCGATCGCCTATGTCGGGTAACTGTCGATCGAAGTGAGTTCGCTCAACCTCCACCGCGAAACCCCAGCAATCGTACGAATCAGGGCCCGACGTTCCGCGCCCCCACGGAAGACCTATGTAAGTTGCGGCCCAGTGTGAACTCATCTCACGGTCAACCCTGGAAACTTCTTGCCGGAGTATTCGACTGCTGGAAATCTGCGATTGGTTAGATCCGCAAAGCCAGCAGTGGCCGTTACCGTCGTCATATCCGCCGAAACGTTCTTCAGTGTCATCGTGAGCGGGGGTAACATGTGCGGAGTCGACAGATCGCTCGCCAAGTATTGCCTGTACGTGAGAAGCACCGGCGATCGACTGCTCCGTGCTTTGTCCAAGTACGGAATCAGTATTCGTGCGGCATTGTCCACTCGCAGTTGAACTTCCGGAGCGTTGCTGGCACTGGATTCGGACGGTCGTGAGAACTTGAACGCTATGGGATAAAACAGAACCTCTTCACTCGCGTTCAGCGGAGCTCCGGCTTCCAAGTACGCGTACAGTTCGACGTGGTCATTGACCCCACGCAGACCTATTGGATTACCGCCCCCATCCACGAACGACGGATGCCTGAACTCCAAAGTGTCGAGCAAGATTTCTGTTTCAGGCGCACTAGCGTACGCCGCCGCCAACGCTTCGGAATAACTGACACCCAGTTTACGTGGACGAAAGGTTGCAACCATTATTCTACCGCCCGGACATAGATCTGAAATCTGTTGCCCTTGTTCATGCCGACGCCCAGAATTCTTGCGTTGGAGGTCTCCACGGTTCCAGCTACGTATTCGATGGTAAACCGATCTCGCTGAACTCGACAGCAAACTTGTAGACCCTTTAGGTACACGAGTATGACGTCGGAGATATCCGTAAATTCCTTGCGCTTCGTATCAAGGCCTAGCATCGGAGACTTGGCGTTTGCAATTACGGTCGTAATCTGTTCAGCTGTTTCTGAATCGTACCACAGCAACTTAGTCTGACCGTCGTCCACGTACGCAACAACTGGCCTCATGTTCTGATCGAACGACAGGGCCACCTCTGTGACGGTACTGCTAGTTACAAGTAATCCGTCGTAACCATCAGCACTATGAATTCTGATTTCGGTACCGTTGTAGTAAGCGTCCCACACCTGATACTGCAAACCTTCGCTCGGATCGTTCAGCGCAATGCCGCCGAGTTCGTAGTCCTTCAACAGATCATTGAGACGCAACGAATCGTCCGGCACCAGGAACGGCGCCGCCATGGGAGTGGACGACGGCGATCCATCAGGGAACATATCGATCCCAAGATACTCTGAAGTTCAAGTGCAGTACTCGAACGTTGGTCTTTGGAATGGTCGTGTCGAATTCAATTTGGTACGTGCCGATCGTGGACGGCCACACTACCGATTTGATGCCACCAGCCAAGTTGCCGTTATCGAGTTCCCAAATCGTATCGAAATCCCGATACAGATCGTTGTTGCCATAAGCAGCTGCAACAATGCTCGATACCTGAGAAGACAAGCCGTTCGGCAACTGCAATACTGTACCCATGGTGCCGTTGTAGGCGTACTGCATGTAAGTAGATTGAAGCCTAAACGAGACAGATTGATTCTGGGGATGCCAGTAAAGATAATCAGTTACTTTACTGGCACGCACCACGCAGGAGTACGTG